TTCGAATCCGTCAACGCCCACACGAGCAAAAGTCTCCTATGAGACTGATTACTAAGGAAATAATTATTGGTTACGAGCTGATGCGTTTTGCGTCGGCTCTTCCTTTTTTGTCAAACGGCTCTTATTTGAGCCTGTTTAAATGCAAATAAGGGTGGGTTTTCTTATAACTATCTTATAACATTTCGATGCAATGCTGCCAATTTTGGAAATGAAGTATGGCAACATTTAAAGCAGTAGTGTTTCAAGGTGGTCGTCATCTGAAAAAAGATGGCACTACCAATGTTAAAATAAGGGTCTATCATAACAGTTCGGCCCAGTATATTCCTACAGAATATTTCATAGAGCCTGGTTTAATGAATGAGGATGGCTCAATATCTTCATTATCAGCGAATAGTGAGAATTTGAACTATGAAATAACCAATCTGGTACAGAAGTATCGTGGCGCATATATAAAGCTTGGCAGTACCCGAACGGCAAAAATGAGCTGTTCGGAGTTAAAAGAAGAAGTGTTGAAAATAGCTTCTCCTGAAAGTGAATTTATTGATTTTGTGGAATTTGCAAGAGGAATTATAACAAAAACAGTTAAAAGAAAGACTGCTAACTGGTATGAGTCATCCCTTAATGCTTTTATTGCTTTCTATGGTTCTGAGCGTATTGATGCCAAGGATATAAAATCGAAAACCTTGGAAAGTTTTAAAGAATACCTTGAGAATCGGGTAATCATAGTTAGGAGCAAAGCTGATGGAGTTGCTGATATGCAGCGGAGAATGGAGCCGGGTACAGTCAATAATTACCTTCGCGGTATCCGTTCTTTGTATAATAAAGCAAGGAAGCATTTCAATAATGAAGATTATGATATAATACGTATCCCGAACAATCCTTTTTCCCGTGTTGTGATACCGGAGTATATACGGAAACGGAAAAGCCTGCCGATAGATGCCATTAAAAGGATTAGGGATGCCCGGTTTGATAATCCACGTACAGCCATGGCACGTGATGTCTTTATGATGTTGTTCTACCTGATGGGTATTAACATGAAAGATTTTTTCTCTTTGGCCAACGAGACTTACGGCAGGGTTGAATATAGGCGCTCAAAAGAAACGACGATAGACAACAAGAGTTATGTACCTTTATCTGTAAGGGTGGAACCGGAGTTGCGCCCTCTGCTTGATTATTATAGCAATGGTACATTCTTGTCTTATTTCCGTATGAGATATACCGACTATAATAATTTCCTGAAAGCGGTCAATAAAGAACTGAAGCTGGTTTCCAAGCAGCTTGGATTAGGGGTACAACTATCTACCAACTGGGCCCGCCATAGTTGGGCAAGTATAGCAAGAAATAAAGCCGGGATAGCCAAAGCGGATGTTGATTTTTGCCTTGGGCACGTGAACAATGATTTTAAAATGGCGGATATCTATATTGATATTGATTATTCCATTTGCGACAAGGCAAATAGGGCTGTTTTGGACCTTTTGAAGAAAAATGAATAAAAAAAGTCTGAAAAAGTTTGTTGTGAAATAAACTCTTTCTATATTTGCACCGAGCAATTGGTTACGAGCTGGATAAAATACTAAATTTATCCGGCTTTTGCTGTTTATAACATATTGAAAACAGCATTTTTCACTTCTAACACATTCTTCTCTTTGCTATGTGCCATAAAACAAATGACACATGGAAATACTTGTTTCAAAAACAGCATTATTAGACAAACTGAAATCAGTAGGCAGAATCATTCAGCCAAAGAACACATTGCCGGCTTATGACAATTTTTTGTTTGTCATTGACGAATCAGGCTTTATTCAAGTAACGGCCGGTGAGGAAGGTGGCCGCATATCTACCAATGTGGATGGCAAGGCAAATTTCGTAAACCGTTCTTTTCTGGCAAGTGCCAAGACATTATTGGATGGTTTAAAAGAAATGTCCGAACAGCCTTTAACCATTTCCATTTATGAAAAGGAAATGATAGTCAAGTATGCAAACGGAAAATTCACCATGCCTATTGAGGATGGCAAGCAATATCCGGAAATGAATATTGATGATAGTAGTCATTCGTTTCTGCTATCAGGTAATGACTTGCTGTATGGGGTTCGCCAAGTTCAGTTCTGCAGTGCAAATGACGAACTTCGTCCTACGATGAACGGAGTCTATTTTGACATAGATTTGGAAAAGACTTCTTATGTCGGTACAGATGGCAGTCGGTTGGCAATGGTTGAACTGCCGGCTTCATATACACGTAAGGAACGCGCCGGATTTATTCTTCCGAGCAAGTTTGCAAAATTGCTTTCCAATCTGGTTCCGGAAGATTGCTTGGAATTGGAAGTAAAAGTGAATAGAACTAATGTTCAGTTTGATTTTGACTCTTATCGGCTTGTGTGCCGAATGATAGAAGGACGATATCCCAATTATCGAGCGGTCATTCCTCAAAATCAGTCCAAGAGAGTAGTTCTAAAAAGAAATGACTTATTGGCGGCTTTAAAGCGTGTTTCGGTATTCTGCAATATCTCTTCCTCTTTGGTTGTCCTAAAATTCGATAAGAGCTCCCTGCTTATAACTGCCCATGATTTCGATTTTTCCAAGTCTGCGGAAGAAACTGTGATTTTGCAGAATGGGTGTGAAGCCATTGAGATAGGATTTAAGAGCGGTTTCTTGATAGAACTTGTGAATAGTATTCCCTCGGAAGACATTTCTATATCCATGACGGACCCGTCAAGAGCGGCTGTTTTATCTCGCTGCGATGAAGAAGAACGCAGCCTTACTTACTTATTAATGCCGATGTCTATAAATAATTAATGCTATGGAAAAAACTAAGACACCCAAACAGATCATCCAATCGTATTTGGAAGAACGGGCGAAGAATGACCCTCTTTTCGCTAGTGTATATGCGAAACCTAATAAGAATATAAACGAATGTCTTGATTATATTCTTAGTGAGGCAAAGAAACGCGGTAATGCCGTATGTATGTCTGACGATGAGGTTTTCGGTCTTGCAGTACATTACTATGATGAAGACGACATTAAGGTTAGTAGGCAGACCAATTACAAAGCAGCCACTTCTCAGGCACCTAAAAGTGATGTGGGTGCTGCACCTCAAAAAGAAACCGGTTCCCTGGACAAAATGAAGAGCAGGCGTAAAGGAAAGAAAAACGAGTCATCTTCTTTGCAATTCTCATTATTTGAAGGATTATGAAACCGAGAACGAAATTACAATTTAGGGTAGTTGGTTTGAGTAGCCAGCTACCCGATATAGAAAGTATGATAACTGAGTGGGCTAATAATGATTGTCTGGACCATATAGGATATGCTACCAAGTCCCGTGTCGTATGTATGGAATGTGGAGAACGTTTTTCTACAAAACTTGTAAATCGCAAGCGTGCCGTTTGTCCTCATTGCGGTGCATCCTTAAAAATAGAATGGTCGAGGAAACGTACTAATCAGCAATTTATAAGGATAGGAAAGGCAGATATATGTGAAGAGTTCCAGGTTATCCGATGCTTTGAACTATATGCTTATTATCGTGAAGGCAGGGAACCTCATTATTTTATTCGGGAAGTGCTTCAACATTGGATTAAAGACGATGGAAAACGAGAAGTGATGGCTCTTGCAAGAAATACAGGCTGTAGTGGTTGGTGTGGAAATCTTGAAATTCGTAACAAGACTGTGGGATCGTATTATTATATCGAAGATAATGATGTTTACTGTGATAAGTACCATCCAGATTCTGTATTCAAACCGCAATATACAAGGATGGGAATAGATTACAGACTTCATGGACTGTCATTTCTTGATGCAATCAATGCCATTCCTGTTAATCCTAAACTCGAAACGCTTCTTAAAGCAAAGCGGTATGATTTGTTGAGTCATTGGTACAGTCTTAGTTATAAAGTGAGCAGATATTGGCCTTCTATAAAAATCTGTCTTCGGAACAAGTATAAGATAAAGGATGCTTCGATGTGGTTTGATTATTTGGACTTGCTTACACATTATCATAAAGACTTGCATAACGCTTACTATGTTTGCCCTACGAATCTGAAAAGAGTCCATGACTTATATGTGGCAAAGAAAAAGCGTGATGATGAAAAGGCACGCAAGGCACGTGATATACAGCGTTTGCTTGAACTTAAGAAATATGCCGAAGACTACATTAAGGAGAAATCGAAATTCTTTGATTTGAAACTGTCGGATGGTAAGATTGTGGTGATACCGTTGAAAAGCCTTGAGGAATTTAAGAAAGAAGGAGAAATTATGCACCATTGTGTCTTCTCAAATGAATATTTCAAGAAGAAGGATTCTCTTATCCTTTCTGCCCGGATAGGCAAGAAGCATATTGAAACGGTTGAAGTTAATCTAAAGACATTCAGTATAGTTCAGTCCCGTGGTGTCTGCAATATAAATACAGAATACCATGATAGCATAGTAAAGCTGGTGAATAATAATATGAATTTGATACAGAAGTGCCTAAAGAAGGTTGCATAATTAGATAGTGTAATAATGCCAAGAATTAGAACTATAGTTCCGGAATTTTGGGAAGATGAAAGATTTTCGAATGTATCTCTTCCTGCTTGGCTGCTTTATATCGGCATGAAGAACTTTGCTGATGATAGCGGCGTCATTCTTGCGAATGAGGTTATCATTAAGTCGAAAGTTTTTCCTGCCCGCGAAGACATTCGTAAGCAGCAGGTTTCTGGGTGGCTGAAAGAGCTGATTGAGAACTCCGTCCTTGTACCTTTTACATACGAGAACAAAAGCTACTACGTGATGGACTTTTCCAGCGAACGCATCGACAAACCGCAAAAGTCAAAAATTCCGGAAGAAGTTATAGAAAAGGCTCTTCTTTCCGCCCAAACAGGAAATTCGGGAACATTCGAGAATATTCCCGAAGAATCGGGAACGGTAGAGAATATTCCTGCTGGAAAGGATAGGAAAGGAAAGGAGAGTAAAGGAGAGGATGGGAGTATTACGCGCACGCGCGAGGAGCCCCCACCCCCCGAGAGTGAGAATTTTAAAAAGTTCAAGGCTTGGATTGATGCAAACGCTCCTAATGTGGGTAAATTGAAGGAGCCGTTTACAGAAGCCCAGTTTGAACGGATAAAACAAGATTTCCCCATTGAGGTAATCGAGAATACTTTGCGCTCCATGCACAATTACCGTGAGCTGTTGAAGAAATACGTCAGCGCAAATTTGACATTCCGAAAATGGGCAAAAAAGGATATGGAAGATGGAAAATACAGAAAGACAAATGGTGGTGGTACGGCAGCCGGGGGGAACTCGAATGTTAGCGACGATTACAAAAGAAACATTCTTGAGAGAATTCTCGGTTCCGGCGGTACAGGTGGCATGCAGGGCGGTTAATTCTTATCCGGCTGTATTTAGTGCCAATACACCTGCGTTGATTGAGATAGAGCAAGCATACGGTTATGATTGTCTTCAAGCATACTTGGAGGGATGGCTTGTTAATCTGCGTGAGTTTGTGAATGTAGGCAAGAAGATGACGGATGCCCAAACTTTTGAAACTGCCATGATAATCTTACAGGATTATAAGTTTCTGACTATAGCAGATATAAATTTGCTCTTTAAGCGCGCCAAAAGCGGCTATTACGGCAATTTATATGACCGATTGGACGGGCAGATAATACTTGGGTGGTTTCGCAGGTATTTTTCCGAACGCTGTGGTGCAGCCGAGGAAGAATCTATAAATGAAGCTTCCAGATATAAATCAGACCCTTATGATAGGACCTGTGAACGGTTATCGGAACGTGAGCATGAATTTAAGAAATGGAGAATGAAACACTTTACAGATGGAAGAAGATAAAAGATACAGGCTGTTAGCATTTTGGATTATGGCTACTGTGATTGTTTGTACGGTGTTTTACTTTGGATTGTATTGGTATTTAAATTATCTAATAGCAAAATTATGAAAGCAAACCTAATATTTTTTCTTGCGATATTCATCATATCAGCATTATTTATCGGTCACTTCCGACTGACATTCTCACCGTTCAGTGTATCCCTACCCTATTGGCATAGAACTTTAGGAGTAGTTCTTATCGTTGTAGGATGCTTGGTTTACAACATAGGTGAGCATATATCCGGTTACAAGAAAGGACTGGAGGAAGGCATAGAGATTGTTTTGAAAGAGTTAAAAGAAAAACAAGAGTAATAATAAAAAGCGGCCGATACACCACTACCGACCGCCAGTAAGCTATAAAGCTTTCTCAGAACACACAAAGATAACAACTTTATAGCTTATGGCAAGTGCATTAGTAGAAAAATATATAGGACGGAGATATGAACGCTGGTTGGACTATGCGGTCTATCATTGTGGCTTGGCCGGTATTCCGGATGAGGCTAACGACGTGTTGAATGAGGTGCTTTGTTCTTTGCTGCAAAAGGATGATGCTAAACTGCAGCAACTTCTTTCCGCAAAGAAAAACGGCTGTACGGAATTGGATTTCTTTGTGTTGAAGATGATAAAACTGAATGTAACTTCAGACACTTCACCTTATCGGAGCAAATATCGTCCAATGCCGGTGGATCAGAACGTGGACTATTCGCGGTTGGAAATTGAGGATGTGAAAGAAGAATCAGTCGATAAGAACGAACTTCTTCTTAGTCGTTTCCATCAGGTACGCGATGTATTGCAGGATTTGGACTTGAGTCCTTTGGCGCGAAGGGTCTTTGAATATCGTTTTTTTGAAGATGCAAATTTTTCGGACTGGCCGGGAAAGGAATCTTTAAAGCAGCTTTATGAAATCTATAACAAAGTACAGGAACTGATTCGAAAGAAAATAAATGGAGAAAGCATATTTTGATTTAAAATTATATACTTTTGCTAAAATTTTAAAAGTATAAGTTATGAAAAAGTTTTTATTTAGTTTGCTTGTTGCGGTATTAGCAATTCCGGCTTTTGCACAAAGTTTAGAAAAAGACAAATCAGACAGTAAGGCTGTTGCGTTTTCATCTCGGCAAGGAGCATTGATTACTAAAGTGTTCTATCCGATTGGCGATGTTAAAGGCGTTAATTTTGAAGTCCTTCTTATGGTTGATGAACTTAAACAGGAGAAAATTGCTTGTTTAAGGCTGAAAACTTACTCGTCGGTAACAGAAGATGACTATATCGGTACTTTAGATGCTGATGAAATCGATGCTTGCATGCAATCCTTAGCTTATATTAAAGACAAGTTACTGCCGACGACACCTGAGATGTACACCGAATGTGAATATAAGTCAAAAGATGGGATTAGAATGGGAGCGTTTTCTAGTTCAAAGGGATGGTCTTCATTTGTTTACACAAAGAGCTATACATCTCGTTCTGCTAAGTTTTTAAAGGAAGAGGACTTACCTGTTATTATTGAGAAATTATCTGAAGCAAAACAGAAAATAGCAGAAGTTTTACAATAATCTATGCTTATTTGCCCCTCTTTTGGCGAAAATAAGCGTTTTTTCTTTGGCAATTCGGAAAAAGTAGGTATGTTTGCAATGTCTTACATACTCATAGGCAAGCGGAAGCCTGCCAATCTGCAGGCATTTTTTATGCCTAAATGCGTCGCATGAATATATAGCGGCTGTCATCCCGTGTGGAGCGTTAATGCGCCCACTGCCTATGAGGTGTAAGACGACGGGGAGTGACAGCCGTTTTTCTGTCTATAATGCCAAAAAACGTCTTACTATGGCAACGATTTCAATTCAAGGTGCGCCCACACCCAATGGGCATCATGTAACCACAAGTCTTATTCTCCGACTTGTGAATGTATGTATAGCGTTTATCGCTCTAATCGTATCGGGTTCCGCCGATATTCTGTTCCCTCTCTTTGCCAGCATGGGCTGGTTCGTTTCTTCAATCGTGTTGATATTCTCTGCAAGGAAGGAGGTTTATCATGACTGATATAGTATTTCAAGGTTCGGAAGGCCAGCCTTTGACTAATAGTGTGCTTGTGGCTGAGAAATTCGGAAAAAGGCATGATAATGTATGTCAAGCTATTACTAAACTTCTTATTATGTGCCCTGAAAAATTAGGGCACCTCTTTATCGAAAGCACTTATCTTGATATACAAGGCAAGGAGCGTCCTATGTACATCATGAACCGTGACGGTTTCACCCTTTTGGCTATGGGCTTCACCGGACAAAAGGCACTCCAATTCAAACTGGACTATATCGACGCTTTCAACAAGATGGAGCAAACCATCCGGAATACCCGTTCCCTTCCTTCGTCCGTCGATACCTCCATGTTGAAACAGTTGGTGGAAGCCACACAAACAATGGCAGCGCAAATCAGCCGTATGCAGGAAGAACTGAACAGACAGCGAGATATGCTACTGCTGCCGCCTACTAATGTGATAGTGGAAGAACCGCGTATCTCTCCCCGCCAACGGAAGTATTATACGGTGAAGCAGATGGCAAAAGAGTTGCACACTGACTCACGTCTGCTTAATGATTTTCTCGAATACATGGAAATACAGGAGTACAACCGTGACAAACAACGCTGGATGTTAAACCAGTCGCTCATCGGTCTTGGATATACATATACGGTGGTGTATGAACCCGTGAATCCAGACGAAGAACCAAGGGAGTATATGGTATGGACTCCCAAAGGGAAAGAATATATCAATGAGAAAATAAACGAAGAACGAAGAAAGTATCAGGAAAACAGAAGAAAGGAGAACTCATTATGAAACCAATTACAATAGACCCGCAATTACAATCAGTACTTGAACATTTGAATGCCGCACGCAAGGACTTTTCAGAAGCCTATACCCGTATCACGAACGAGGGGGCAAAGAACTACTCTACCATGCTTCGGGATTTCATGACCGATATAGAAAGTGCTATCGGTGAGACATCATGTCTGGCCACTTCAAAGATAGAGCTTGATTTGATGCGTGAATACAATACACGGAAGGAGGAAAGATAATATGGGACAGAATGTATATGCCGATCCTCAATTGCAGGCGGCTTATGAGAAAGGCTTGAAAGTCGGACGTGTTGAGGGTATGATTGCTTACCAGAAACATCTGATTGAAAACCTACAAAAGGAGAACGCTGTACTTGTGAAACGGCTGGAAGCCGAGAGAAAATCAGATTAGCGACCAGTCAGTCTAAAAGAAAATTGCAGGGGAGTCTATATTTTAATCGAAAAACGAAATTGCTATGTCTAAAGTAAGTGAGATTAAGTTAGACCCCCGCAATTATCGTATTCATGGAGAAGAAAACAAACGTCTTATTCGTAAGAGCCTTACGGAGTGTGGGGCCGGACGTTCTATTCTTGTGGATAAAAACGATATTGTCATTGCCGGGAATGGTGTCTATGAACAAGCCCAGGAACTTGGGTTAAAAGTGCGTGTTATCGAGTCTGACGGTACGGAATTAATCGCTATTAAGAGAACCGACCTATCAACAAAAGATGAAAAGAGGAAGCTGTTGGCATTGGCTGACAATCGTGCTTCCGATTCCTCCCAATTTAATTTTGCCGCTATTGTAGAAGATTTCTGCTTGGAAGAACTCAATGATTGGAATATGGACCTACCATTTGATGAAATTCCTACCGATATTGAGGGCTTCTTTGAAGGTACTGATAAGGTAGAGCATAAAAAGAAAGTATTGGTTTGTCCATATTGTAACAAAGAGATAGAGGTATGATTCTTTATCTTGCTGGATATAAGCCATGTGCCAGAAGATGGTGCATGGATACATCGGATATATATCTTCTTAGTTCCTTTTGGGAACACAAATCCGGCAGATATGGCAGCTATGTACTCCAAGAAAAGCATATTCTTGATAGTGGCGCTTTTTCTGCCTTTTCTGGAAAGAATAATGGATTTGACTGGGATAGTTATGTAAGGAAGTATGCTGATTTCATTCTCAAAAATAATATCCAAAAGTTTTTTGAACTTGATATTGATGTTGTTGTCGGGTTGCGTAAGGTTGAATATTACCGTCGTTACTTGGAAGACAAGACAGGGCGGAAACCTATTCCCGTGTGGCATGCTTCAAGAAAAAGGGATTATTTTCTACGTATGTGTGAAGAATATCCTTATGTGGCTATCGGTACGACTTCCGCAATGGAAGAAGGTAGAAGAATCAGACGGAATCCTATGGTTTTGAAATGGTTTATAGACCAGGCCCATAGTGCCGGTATCCGTATTCATGGGCTTGGCTTTACAAGTTCCAAGTATCTTCCATACCTTAAGTTTGATAGTGTTGATAGTACGACATGGCTATCCGGTGCCCGATATGGACAGATATATAAGTTTGATAACGGTCAGATGCAATGCTACGATCCGCCAAAAGGGATGAGAGCCAGGCATCATGATTTGGTGAATAGACATAATTTTAATGAATGGATAAAATTTCAAAAGTATGCAGAAGAGTTCTTATGAAAAGAAAGTCCTCCTATATTCAGGGGGCATGGATAGCTGGCTTATAGACAAGATTTGGAAGCCTGATGTGAAATTATACGTGGATATGGGCACAAAGTATTCACAAGAGGAAATAAAGCGCCTTCCTGCTGATGTTGTAGTGGAGAAACTAGACCTTTCCAAGTGGGAACGGGAAGATAAGATAATTCCGTTGCGGAATATGTACCTTATCGGGATTGCCACTAATTATGGGAATGAAATTTGTTTAGGTGCTACGGCCGGGGACCGGGTGCTTGACAAATCTCCGGTATTTGCTGATATCTATGAGCAGTTATTGAACTATCTTTATCAGAAACAACATTGGACGGAAGAAAGGAAAATCAAAATAAATCTGGATTTCAAGCGATACACAAAGGCTGAACTCGTTAGGGCTTTTGTTGCGCAAGGTGGCGATATGGATGAGGCCTTTTCTTCATCGTTCAGTTGTTATACTCCGGAGCATGGGAAAGAATGTTGGAGTTGTAAACCGTGTTTCCGCAAGTTTATAGCCTTTGCCCTGAATGGCTATCCTTTTACTGAAGATATTATAGATAGGAATGTATCTTACATCAGAAAAGAAATTCTTCCTTTGATAGAATCCGGAACTTATGGTCGGAAACAAGAAGAAGATGAAATAATGCAGGTATTGTCATTTTATAAATAGTTATTATGTATACAGTTAGAAAACGTATTGAAATATCAGCTTCACATAGTTTGAAGTTGTCTTATGAGAGCAAATGTGAGAATTTACATGGGCATAATTGGATAATCGTGGTTTGGTGTCGGGCAAAACAGTTGAATGATGATGGTATGGTTGTAGATTTTACTCACATAAAACAAAAGATTCAGGAACAGTTGGACCACCGTAACTTAAATGAAGTGCTTTCATTTAATACGACAGCGGAGAATATGGCAAGATGGATTTGTGAACAAGTTCCGGCTTGTTTTAAAGTAATGGTGCAGGAGTCGGAAAACAATATAGCATGGTATGAAAAAGGTAAATGAAATATTCTACAGCATACAGGGGGAAGGTTATCATACCGGAACCCCGGCTGTTTTTGTCCGTTTCTCCGGATGTAATTTGAAATGTCCTTTCTGTGATACGCAGCATGAAGACGGTATTTTGATGTCCGATGAGGAAATCTTGTCGGAAGTAGGGAAATATCCGGCAGTGATGGTCATACTGACGGGCGGAGAACCTTCGCTTTGGATTGATAGGGAGTTTGTAGACCGTCTGCATCGGATAGGTAAATATGTCTGTATAGAAACTAACGGGACGCGCTCCTTACCGAATAATATAGATTGGGTAACTTGCTCACCGAAAGAAGGAAGTAATGCTATTGTTGTTAATCCTCATGAAATAAAAGTAGTCTATACTGGGCAGGATTTATCAACCTATGAAGAAATGACAGCAGCTGTATATTATTTACAGCCATGCTCTTGTCAGAATACAGAAGAAGTTATTGATTATATTAAAAAGCATCCCAAATGGAAACTAAGCTTACAGACCCAAAAGATATTGAATGTGCGATAAGAAATATCCTTTCGTACATTGGTGAGAATCCTAATCGAGAAGGACTTGTTGGCACTCCGGATCGTATTTTAAGGATGTGGCAAGAGATATTTCGTGGATATGACCCTGAACAAAAGCCAAAGATTACTGTATTCCCGAATGGCAAGGATGGTTTATCTTGTGGTAGTGTTGTGTCTGATTCCGGTACATATTATTCTATGTGCGAGCATCACATGATGCCTTTCTTTGGTAAGTATTGGTTTGCATATATCCCTAATCCTAAAGGAAAGATTCTTGGCATTTCCAAAGTGGGTCGTGTGGTAGATTACTGCGCTGCCCGCTTACAGATACAAGAAAGATTGGCGCAAGATATTGTTGATATGATAAGGAATGCACTTGGTGATGAATATCCACCTTTAGCTATAGGTATAGTATTAGAGGGAGAACACTTGTGTAAAACCATGCGTGGGGTAAAAAAACAGGGAAAAATGCGTTCTTCTTTCTATTTTGATAATGGAGGCTTACCCGAATTAAAGGATGAGTTGTCTCTATTTGTCAGTTTTGGTTAGTTATTGGTTATGACAGAAAAGAAGAATTCAGCAGAAAAAAAGAAAAGAGGACGTAAATCGGATTACAAAGAAGAGTATTCCGACCAAGTTCTTAAACTCTGTCTGCTTGGTGCGACAGATAAAGAAATTGCTGAATTCTTCTCTGTCTCAGAACAGACAATCAATAGTTGGAAAAAGAAATACCCTGAATTTCTTGAGTCCTTAAAAAAAGGAAAGAATTTGGCTGATGCCAATGTAGCTTCTCGCTTGTATAATCGTGCTATTGGTTACTCATGCAAAGCAACTAAATTCGCTACATCTGATGGGCGTATAACTGACCAAAAGGAGTATATAGAACATTATCCACCGGACACAACGGCTGCAATATTTTGGTTGAAGAACCGACAGCCGGAAAAATGGCGCGACCGTAAAGAAGTTGATACCAATGTGAATTTAGGTGATGAACTTGAAAGTATGACCGATGAACAGTTAATAGCTATAATACGTGGCGAACAAGAGTAAAAGCAACCGGGAAATTCTTATAAAGCGTGCGAAGGCAGTAACAATTCTTCGCAAGCGGGAAGCTCAGAAAGATTTCTGGGCTTTCTGTTTATACTATGACCCGAAGTTTTTTGCAAAGCGTTTATTCCTGAAGAAAGTTGCAGAAGCTTTTATGCGTGTATATGAGTCATACTCTGCCGGCATAATCTATCGTCTTGCAGTAAGTATGCCGCCACGTGCAGGAAAGTCTTATATTTCATCTTTGTTTATCGCATGGATGCTCGGGCATTTTCCGGAAGAATCAGTTATGCGTAACTGTTGTTCTGATACATTGTACAATAAACTTTCCTATGATGCCCGTGATATTGTGAAGTCCAAACGTTTTCATGAAATATTTCCGGATATTTATCTTAAAGGTGATAAACAGAATGTGAAGAGCTGGAATGTTGAGGGAGCCCGTCAGGTTTCTTATTTTGGCGGTGGTGTTGGTGGAACTGTTATCGGTTTTGGTGCGTCCATGCTCGCTATGACGGACGACTTGTACAAGA